TTTCAAGGCTAAAGCCATAAGTGCTACCACCTGCGTTGTAGTTTGTTGAACTGTAACTAAAGGCCGCAGCTGTCGCTAGTGAGATTGGAAAACCATATGTAGCTGTACCGTTAGACTGGACCAACGGGTTTCTCCAGCCGGTATCGTTAGTGTCGTTAAAAACCCAAGATTCGAGCAAAGACGTTCCAGCATTATTTAGTATTTGAATTGCTGCAACGGGACAGTCGCCGTAATATGTCGCGCCACTGCCGATTACATGATTTTTGTGCCCCAAGTAAAGACGGGCTGAGCCGCTAAACGTAGCAGGAACAGTGACTTGAGTCACATCATAGTTACCGTTGTAGTCAGCACTGCTGCCACTCATATATGTGTCACTTTCGATAAATCGGCGGCTAAATTCAACAAAATCAGCGGTGGGGTCTCCGTCAATTTGACCGTCTACAACTATGGGTGACACCGGCCAGCGGCTTGCAGCTTTGTCTATTAACTGCGACTCAAGCTTCCATATGCCGCTTGCAGCGGAACTGGTGGGGACAGTGCGAGTTTTAGTGATGAAATTGCCGTTGTAATGCCTCATCAAGAAATCTCCTCATAAGAGCAAATTGCTTCTAAGTCGCTTGAGGCGCTTGCCTTTATGCGCAACTTGTCATTTTCCTCTAAGTAGATCTGAGTGTCCTTTGACACGACAATCAACGTCGCCTCTGCTGGCACGTCAATTTGCTTTGCTAGATAGAAATCATTGGAACCGCTTTTCTGCAAGACAACTTCGACAGCAGCAGCATTCGTGCCGTCTACATTTGACACGATCAAAGAGTTGATCTTCATGACCTTATTGCTCGAAGATGCGTTAGCAACCAAGTCAGCAAAAGAAGTAGTTAATGCGAGCCCTACACTCTTCCCTGTGACGGTTGATAGTCCTGCAATGTTTGGAGCGGTCATGGCGTTACCTGTTAGGCGAAGATTAGCGCAATAGCTGTTGACTGGGCACGCGACATTCCGCCGCCGCCACCAGAACCATTAGAAGCAGCTGTGATCCGCCCTTGAGCGTCAACTGTGATGTCAGCAGATGTGTAACTCCCCGCCGTTACAGCAGTGTCGGCAAGTTTGGCTGCAGTGACAACATCATTGTCAATCGTGAAAGTTGCGCCGCTGTTTGAGACGGTGATGTCGCCCTTGTCGCCGTCAGAGATGCCTCCGCCGCCGCCAGATGCCGTTGCCCAAGTCGTCCCACCGTTGCCGTCTGTTTGCAAAAACTGCCCAGACGATCCGTACCCGCTTGGAAGCGTGAAGGTAAGGTTGCCGGAAAAATTAGAATGTGCAGGCGCTTGTATTGCAGCAAAATGGGCATTGCTTGACTCGCAATACAATCGGACTATAGACCTTGTGCCCCCATTCTTAACATGTAAAACCCCTGAAGTTGCCTCTAAATCAATGCCTGGAATGCGAAATGCTGTTATGTTTGCGTTTCCTAAAGTTATTTCGTCTTCTACATCAACAGCAGAAGCTTGAGCGTCATAGCCAATGATTATATTGTCATCGCCAGTAGTTAAATTGCTGCCAGCACTATAGCCAAGGCAAACATTACCATTGCCGGAAGTAGCTGATTCTAAAGCTTTGTAGCCAACCGCAACATTGTGTTGAGCCGTCACGCTGGTGGCAGAAAGAGCTGAATACCCAACCGCAACATTTCTGCCGCCAGAAGTTGAATGCCCAGCGGCATAGCCTACATAGACATTACGAGCTGCACCTGATTGGCCCCCAACGCTACTGCCCCCAGCAAAAGTGCCCAGAAAAGTATTTGCTTCTCCCGTAGTAGTTTCATCACCAGCTCCATATCCCACTGCAACATTCCAATCTCCTGTCGAAACCTTCGTTAATGCGTCTTCGCCTAATGCAACATTGCCACCACCGGAAGTTTCAGAATTAAGCGCATTAGTGCCAACCCCTAAGCTGTATTGTTCGCTGCTGTTATTAACAAGCCCGCCACTGCCAACTTCAACGACTGACCCGCCATCGGTCTTGGTAAAAACACCGCCATCGCTTGTATTGATGGCGAGTTCGCCTACGGCAAGATCTGACGCTCCAGGATCGGATGTCCCGCGCTTGTGCTTGATTGTATTTGCCATTGGTTTTAGAACGTACCTCCGTCAAGCTCGAAACCGCTTACAGATCCGTTCTCGAGGAAGGTCACAAGATCGCTCAGTGCAACTTGAACCATCGTTCCAGCGTCATTAACAACCATGCGATCTGCTGTCGCCAAGGTCGTAGAGGTCGCAGAAGTGCTGCCGTCGACAATGTTCAGCTCTGATGTTGATGCGTTTAACCCATCAAGCTTGTTGATTTCAGCAGTGTCAGCAGTAACCCCATCAAGCTTGTTGATCTCTGTGGCGGTTGCGGTTACGCCGTCAAGAACATTCAGCTCGGCAGTAGTAACAGTTGCGCCATCAAGAATGCCGACCTCTGTTGAAGTCAATGCAACCAAAGCAGTCGCAGTTGCGCTGCTGGCTCCTGCAAAAGTATCTAAGACGCCGCTGTGCGCCTGCACATTTGTGCCGATCCCGAGCCCCAGAGATGCTCTGGCGGTTGAACCGTTTTCAGCAACAAATGTACTGCCGTTGCCAACGATGATGTTGCCGTCAGTGACGCCAAGGCCAGAAATCGCATCAAGCTTTGAGCTGTAGGCGAGAATGTCGCTGCCTATTGCCAGACCTAGTGCCGTTCGTGCGTCAGAGGCAGTTGTAGAACCTGTCCCGCCGTCGCTAACTGCAAGCGTGCCTGTAATACTTGACGCACCAAGGTCAACAGCAAGCTCAGCAGACTCAATAACAAGGCCGCCATTAGCTTTTCGGTCAACGCTTACGGTGCTTCCGCTTACCGCAATACCATCACCGGCTGATGGTGCGCCAGACGATGCGATTGTGATCCCACCAGAAGAATTGGTGATGGTCACGTTGCTTCCAGCGGTCAAGGTTGCCTTGGAAAGCGAACCGCTTGAGTTGCCGATTAACAGCTGACCGTTGCTGTAGCTGGTTTGGCCTGTCCCACCCTTGCCGGTGACGATTGTTGACGCAGACCACGTTCCAGAAGTCAGCGTGCCAACAGAAGTAAGACTGGAAGCAATGACACCAGAACCAAGAGCGTTATCGCTAAGAACGCTAGAGCCATTGATTTTGAAAGCTTTGCCAGCGGCAAGATTTACATGCTCAGAAAAGTCCCAACTATCAGTGCTGTTGGCCCAAAGGATTGTGTGATCCGTAGCACCCTTGAGTGTTAAACCTCCCCCGTCTGCCGTCGAATCAGTCGGCGTATCAACCTTTCCAAGCTCAATGTTTTTATCTTCGACGTTTAAAACACTTGAGGATATTTCAGTTGTGGAGCCATTCACGGTCAAGTTGCCGCCGACAACAACATTCCCCGATGTAGCCAGTGACGAAAGCGTTGGCAGAACAACCGTGCCAGTAAAGGTCTTATTGCCGCTTACTGTTTGGTTCCCGGACAGATTGACAAACGCACCATCACCACCAATAGCAATAATGCTTGACGCACTACCCCCGGCACCTCCCGTGCCTTTGCCGTAATACAAAATGCCATCACCGGCATCTGCCTCATTGAAAGCTAACTCGGCATTTTCCAGAGAAGAAGGCGCTCCGGTGCTCCCTCCTGACGCCCGACGCTTAATCCGAAGAGTGTTAGCCATGGTCAGAAATTGCCCCCGTCGGCAAGTGTGTCAGTCGTCCAGGTTGTATCAGCCCGGAACGTGTTGGCAGTTGCGTCGTAATAAATAACGCTTCCCTCCACTTTAGACGACGAATCAAGGACAAGCCCAGGATCTCCGGTATCACCTTTAGGCCCTTGAGGGCCAGCGGTTGTGGCTGTGACAGTTGTTGTAACAGGGGCCTGAACAACGGTCGTCCCATCAGGTGTGGTGACGAGGACCTTGTTCTCAGCAGTTGTGACGTTGACCGTGGTCATGGTGACGTATACCCCTGAGAGACAAAAATGACGCCCTCCAGGTAATAGTCCCTGTTGCCGCTGCCGTTTTCAAGCATTACGTCGTAGTAAAGCTCGTCCGGGAAAGTTGCCGTTTGTGCGTCGGTAAGGCTGATAGTGACCTGCCCGTTGGAGCGGTTGGTGTACGCGACAGCAAAATCCGCGTACTTGGTTGACCGCGCCTTGTCCCACGCTTGCGCGTAAGCAGTAAAGCCCGTTAAGTCAATTACCGCATCATTGCTGTCCTTGAACTGCAGCAAAAGGGAGTAGTCAGCCCTCCGCTGAAGCGTGAAATTGTGCGTTCCAGGTTGAACAGACATAGCGCACCTCTTAAAGCAAGCTTACCCTGCGTCAAGTCTTAATGCAGGCCAGCAGTGCGATGTTGCGTGGTCGTGCCTCAGTACCCCCATCAGCTTGAATAGTAATTCCAGTTGATGCTGGACCAGTGCTTTGGGCATCGGGGTAATTTTGAGATTCACCGTCGCCAGAGCCGCTTGAGGAAGTTGCATTAGCAACTCTTGATATGGTGGGCAGGGAGTGAGAGTGGCTGTCATTCTCGACTCCGTGGTTGTGAGTTTTGTTTTGATCCCCCTGAGCACTTCCAAGCGCTCGATTGCTGTCAACGCCTCTGCCGCTATCTAGTCCGCGAATAAACTCACCACGCAAGTCTGGGAGATTAAAAGTCGTTGATCCGTCGCCAGCACCGTAATAGTCCTGAATAGCGGCAAACAACGCCGCAAAAGTTGTTCGGCTGACTGGGCTGCCATCAGCTGCTAAATAGCCGGGTGGGACCTTCGGGACGGGAGGCGTCTGGGTGAAATCCAACATAGTTGTATAAATAATTGTCCCAGCAGGCGTCAGGTCTGTTGCTGCAGGAATCGCCGCAATGCT